TAACAAAAAATTCTTTCCATACCTTATAAATGCCACAACTAAAATAACTGACATTCACGAAAAAAGACATGAGGAATTTCAAGTAGAAAAATTAAAAATTGATGCTTCTAGTCTTGCTAAAAATATAATAAATTTTCAAACAGCAGGTCCAGACTCAGATGATGTAAGCAAAAATCAATTTTTATTATTAACAGCTTCTATAGAACAATTTGAAAATGATATAAATAAATTAGGATTAAGTTCAAAAAATAGATCAGCTATCAATAAAACAATATTAAATAGTCTTAGTGCTGAAGCAAAAAGAATTGGGTTTGATACTGGTGATGTAGATTTAGCTTTATCAATTTTTAAAAGTGCAGATCAATTTCCTTTTGGTCCTAATGGACAGTTAACTTTATTAAACCACCCTGACTACGTTGAAATGGAAAATAAATTACGAGAAGATGTTGAAGACTATACAGACAAATCAGATAGAAGAGACAGGGCAGATGCAAAAAGACAAAAAGAAGAAGCTATAGAATTAGGTATGTTGAATGTTGCATCTTTGTATGCAGCAGGGAAAGGAGAAGAAGCAGTTAATTTATTAGAAGAATTACAAAGAGCAAACCCATTAATTGCAACAAAACTTGCTTCAAATGCAGAAGTTTTAGATGGTGATACAAATGAAAAATATGGTCAATTACTATTTAAAATACAAGAAGGTCAATTTGATACATTATCAGATGCAAGAATAGCAGCTATGGCTTGGTTTCTTGATCCAGCTACAATTAAAAATGACCAAAATACAGGCAGATTAAATTCTTTAATGACTCTTGCAGGTACAGTTGATAAAGGAGTCTTAACACCTTTAAATAGTTATTTTACAACTTATGAAGGAAGATCTAAAAATTTACTTACATCAGATAATGAATTAAAAATATTTTCTGAAATTGGTAAAGACCTACAATTAAATCTTGTAAAGATAAACCTTGAAGAATTTAAACAAGAATTTAGAGAATGGAGATTATCTAATCAAAATGCAGGTACAGGACAGATTAATGCAGAATATGAAAGACTTGCAACTATATATGATGCTAAATTATTAGCCAAATTAAAAGGACAATTAGACCCTTCATCAAAACAAGTTGACAATAATACAAAATTTATTAATGAAAACCAAAGCGGACTTGAAGGGGTAGCTACAGAAGATGATGGTAATAATAACAATAACGAAACTGGTGATTTCTTTGGTAATACTTCTTTACCTTCAGTTGAATCAAGAGTTATTGCAGAACTTACAAGAATGGGAGGTATTACAAAAGAAAACAGAGATAAGTTACTAGAAGAAGTAGTAGCAGAAAAAGCAAAAATGAACTTTACAAATATTGTTGGCAAGTCAGAAGCAGATCGAATAATTAGATTTTTACAAACAGGTCAATATGGATTTGGCGGTAAAGGTCCAAGGGTTTATGAACCCATGAGGTTATTAATAGATGATTTTGAAGCTGCTGCTTTTAGTAATGACGATTCACCTACTACAGTTGAAGTACAACCAGGAGATACTTTAAGTCAATTAGCAGAAGAGTTTGGTATTCCTTTAAAAGATTTTATGGAAGCAAATAATATTACTAACGCTGATTTAATAAAAGCAGGTCAAGAATTAATTGTACCGATAGTAGAAGCTGTAACTCCTAACGAAACAAAAATAGAAACAAAGACAAAAAATAAATTACCAGAAGTAGAATTAAATAAACTAAGACAAGAAATTAAATTAAAAACAGATAAAAAACAACCTCTTACTAAGCAACAAATAAATAAGTTATTACTTAATGCAGGCTTTACAAAAGAACAAGCAAAAATAATGACTGCTATTGCTATGGCAGAATCAGCTAACAAGGCAAATGCTTTCTATGGTGGTACAGAGAAAGATCCAGAAGCTTCTTATGGACTATTTCAAATAAATATGTATAACTACAAAGGTATGGAATTAGGAAATGATAGGCAACCTAAACTTGGTATAGATAATAATGAAGATTTATATGATCCTGTTCTCAACGCTATAGCTGCTAAATTAGTGTTTGATGAAACACAAGCACTTAAAGGTAATGGTTATTTAGCTTGGGGTGTCTATTCTAAAGATGGACAAACTGAAGCTCCTGACGCTAGATACAAAAAATTTCTTGATTAAACATGACTGATTCCAACATTACTAATCTTCTTAACAACGAAGAAGAAGAAGAAAAAAGAAGAAAGGAAGAAGAAAATCAAAAAATAGAAACACCAGAAACAGATGCCTTATTTCAAAAGCTTGATAATCAACCTTTATCATCTGTAAGTAAAGCCTTAAACAAAAGTCAGGCAGGTGTAGTAGATTTTTTTGATAACAAGTTTTTAGGAGATCAAAGAAGTTTTGAAGAAATATTAGAGAATAGATCAAGAATAAGAAATGAAGCAGATGAAAAAAGAAAAGAAATTGACGAGAAAATTACTAAGACAAAAACATCACAAGTAATTAGAGGTGCTATTACTGGCCCTTTAAAAGCAATAAACGAAACTGTAGAGTTTGCAGATGATATATACGACTACCTAGCAGGGAATCCATACGACAATAACGACCTTATTGATTACAGTTATTTTGAAAGAGAAGATGATGGTGCATTTTTTCAAATACCACAAGCTATAACTCAATTCCTATTGCCTATGGGGATCTTTAGCAAAGGTCTTAAAGGTATTAAAAACCCTTGGACAAGAAACCTTGTTGCAGGTTTTCTTACAGATTTTGTTGTAGAAGATCCATTTGAGCAAAACCTTTACAATATGGTTGATGAGTATGAAGGTACTTTAGAACCAGTAATAGATATATTAAAAATGCCAGCATCAGTATTTAAAGCTGATGATGATATATCTCCTATAGAAGCAAGATTTAGAAAGGCTTTGGGTGGTGCAGTTATTGGAGAAACTTTAACAGGATTATCTGTAGCTTTAAAAGGTTTTAGGAACTCTCCTTTAGCTCCAAAGATGTTAGCAACCTTAGAACGTAAAAGAAAATTAAAGTTTAAAGACCTTGGAATTGATGAAGCTGGTAACGAATTATTAGATGAAAAAGTTATTGATTTAATTAAACCTTTAGATACAAAAAAAGCACCAGGGATAGGAGATACGACACAAATACCAGAAGTTGGTGACAAAATAGAATCTACATTCAACCCAAAACTTACAGGTGGTGGTATTGATGAACTTACAGATAGTCTTTTAAATATTGCTGAATACTTTAAAAGTACAGATGAACTAGATCAATGGGCTAGATCTGTTGGTTTAGGTGATATGTTTGTTGCTTCTCAAAGACAAACAAAAGGTCAAGCTTTAGAAGCTGCTAGATTTTTCTTGCAAGAATTTGGTCCTTTTTTAAAAACTAAAAATGGAAAAATAATTAATAACCCAAGATATTTACCTGCTACGACTATATCAATTAATCAAATGATGAATAAAAATGGCGAAGCTGTTTTTAATTTGTCTGCTGCTTTGCATAATGCCATAGCTACAAAAAATGTAGATCTTATAAAAGAAATACAACCAGAGTTTTTAAAACAAGTAAAAGTATTAAAAGGTCTAGTTTACTTAAACAAAGGAGTTGGTGCTTTAACCTCACAAACTTTAGGTGCTAGAAGAATTGCAGGTGATTTAAGAGATACAGTAACGGAAGCTAAAGATTTTGGTAGAAGATCAAGAGGTACAGAGAATGTAAATAATATTAATAGAGATTTTATTGAGTCTGTTGGTGTAAGTGAAATAGATGAAACCTTTAATAAAATTTTTGATTTAGTAGAAAAAGGAGATCAAGAAGCTGCTTTGGCTCTAACACGACTTACAAAATACTTAAACGTAGCAGGCGGTAATCCAGAAGTTATGAAACACATGATTAAAAAAGGATTACTTTTAAAAGGTGTAGAGTTTACTAACGAAATATTAAACCTTTTATCTACAAGTTTAAATACTTTATCAAAACCATTAAGTCAGTCTGCTGGTGCTGCAAAAATAGTTTTTAGAAAAGATATGGATATTTCTTTTGCAGATACACTTTTTAGCAGAAGAGATAATTTAGTATTTAAACCAGAATTTAATTCTGATGAGTTTATAAAAGGTTGGAAACAATTTATTTATATGGGTGAATCTTTAGGTGATGCTTTTAATATTGCTCGTAAAGCTTTTAAAACAAATGAAAATGTTCTTGATAGGGGTGCAATGGTTTCAGATGCACAACGAGTATCAAGAAATATAAATGCAGAAGATGTAAGAAATTTTGCAGATCAAAATGTTGTTACTAGAGGAACAGTAAAACCATTTGTTGATGTATTTCTTGCTGATGCCTGGCTTCCTTCTATCTATAACAATTTTAGAAGAATCAATGGTTTTGGTTCTCGTATGCTAATTACAGAAGATGAGTTTTTAAAACAAGTAAACTTTAGAGCTTATGTAAAAGCAGAAGCTTGGGAGCAAGGTGTTAGAAAAAATCTACAAGGAGAACAACTTAAAAGATATATCAATACGCAAACAGAAAAAGTATTTAAAATTGTTGATACTGGTAGTGTTGGAAAAATGCCAAAAAGTATTCAAGATATGTATAAAAAAGCAAAAGATTTTGCTGCTGAAGCTACATTTACAAAAGAATTAGACCCTAAATCTTTTAGTGGAAAGATACAAAATTTTGCACAACACCCTTATGGAAGAATAGTTTTTCCTTTCGTAAGAACACCTTTAAATATTCTTAAAACACAAATGAGATATACACCTGTTGTAAATTTATTTATGAGTGAATATAGGCAAGCACTTAGAAGTGCAGATCCTAATATTGCTGCAAGAGCTAGAGGTGAAATGTATTTAGGAGGTGGATTTGCTGTTTCAGCAGCTTTAATTGCTAGAGACATAGAAAATCCTTTTGCAGAAATAGCTATGACAGGTGGTGGTCCTAATACTGTAGGATTTGGTGATACAACAGAAGCTAATAGACAATTAGTAAAACAAAAGAAAGAAGAAGGTTGGCAACCTTATTCGTTTAGATTTTTAGTAAGAGATTCAAATGGAGAAATAGTTTTAACAAAAAGTGGTAAGCCCAAATATAAATATATTTCATATAAAAGACTTGATCCTTGGTCTGGTACTTTTATGCTTCTTGCAGATTTTATGGATATAGAAGGACAAATAGGAAGTCAACAAACTAATGATATTGCTACTGCAATTACAGTTTCTATTGCAAGAAATCTAACAGATAGAACTTATATTAGAGGTCTTACAGAAGTTGCTGAAGCCATACATAATCCTTATGCACTACAAACTTTATTAGCTAGAAGGGCTGCTAATATTATTAATCCTGTTGCTGGACTTGGTAGATCAGTACAAAGAGCTACAGACAAAACAAAACTAGATACCACATATTATCCAGCAGATGAAATGAATACAGGTATAAGACAAGTTTTAAATGAGTTAGCTAGAACAATACCTTTTTATAATGCTAATTTAGAACCTGATAGAAACTGGTTGACAGGTTCAGTTGTTGAATATCCTAGTGGTTTTGGACCTGATACTTTTGATATTTTAAATCCTTTTACTGCTACTAATACAAAAGATAATTATGTTCTAAGTGTTATTAATGATTTAAATATATCTTTGCAACCACCCAAAAAATTCTTTTTTAGAAAACAAGGAATACAAGGAAGTGGTATTGAACTTACAAGCAAACAATATGCAAGCTATATTAAATATTTAGCTTTTAATACAAAAGAAGATGGTCAAAGGTTAATCGTAAGTTTATACAAAAAGTTAAATCAACCTGATATGAAAGCTTTTTATAAAACTGCTATGGGTGAAAATGTAGATTCAACCAATCAAGATGTTATGGTAGGTACTCAAGATAATGCAAGAGCTATACTTTCAAAAAATATTAAAAAAATAGTGGCAGATTATAAAGTAAAAGCAAGAAATGAATGGTTACGTTTACCAGAAAATAGAGAATTATTTAAAAAGTATAGTGCTAATATAGAAGCAATAAACAATGAAACAACCAAAGCAACAGTTACTAATTTGGAAAAAATTAAAAACCTTGGTAATTAATTATGGCTACTAACACAACAGCTACCTCACAAAATCATAATGGTACAGGTAGTCAAAATAACTTTGCTATAAGTTTTGCTTTCTTAGCCAATACTGAAGTTGATGTAACAGTCGGAGGTGTTCTTAAAACATTAGGTACTCACTATAATATTGTAGGATCTGAAGTACAATTCACTTCTGGT